CCAAAGCTCAACACTGCACACGCTGAATTGGAGTCGCTTGTATCATAGATCAACCCCCCACACGTTGTGAACGAAGAGGAAGTCCACGTTAAAGCACTAAAGTTAGTGATGGCTGTTGTTCCATCCGCTGTAGGGGTAACAGAGGTAAGAAGCTTACCAAGTTGTGTGTACCCTGTGGCTGTGGGTAACTCATCACTACCCATTTGAGAATAGTTAGTAGTCGCCGCGCCAAATGTGCCACTGCCTGACGCTGTAGCTTTGAAAAGCGCCAACTTAAATGTGGTGCTTCCTGCGGTGAAATCGTGTAAACCCTTCATCAACTCGACTTTGAACGATGTGGGCATTGCCGTTGTAATTGTAATAGCCATATTAAACCTCTAATAGTTTGACGAGTTCAGGATGCCCAGCATCCGTAAAACGGTTAGTTAATGTTGTATTGTGAGAAGCTACTGCCTGACGTAAATAGTTGAGCATTACGTTTTTAATATCTTCTCTAAATGCCTCTGCTTGCGCCTGTATTACAGGGTGTGAGCTATTCCCAATAGAAATAACTTCGTTTACTGCGTGTACTGCGAGTTCTTCAGGAGTAAACCCTCTACCTGAAACCATAGTAGCTGTTGCTATTCCTATCTTTGCACCGCCTTTTGTACCAATCATAAGTTATCCTAGTTAGGGGGAACCCGTACTACTCCTGAACGATATGTGTCTGTCTCTAACCTACCTGCGCCCAGGTTACGTAGCAATATCATAGATTGTGCGTATAGTTTCTCATATAACGCTACCATATCTGGCTCTCCTTTCTGGAACCGTATGGCTTCTACTAAGGCTCCATTAAGAAGAGCTGAGTCAAATTCTTCACCTAACCACGTAGTGCCAGCAGTTACTATGGAAGCAGGATACTCAGCGTAGTGTATTTCTGACTGATACGCCGCATCAGGTGTTGGCCCCAGGATAAAAGTAGTCTGCCCAAATATACCGTAATGTACAGGCAAACCTGTTGCTGTAGGTAAAGGGTAAGCTTCTCGCATAAAACTAACATCTTTGTTAAGCAAATAATGGTAGTTCCCCGTGCCGTCTATAACCGCTAATGAATATACATAAAGTATATTAGAAGGCATTGTCAGGTACTTATTATTAAGGCTCATGTTACCTGTTTGATTCTTACGCATAGCAGGTAAATCTACAGTAGCAAAAATTAACTGCTCTGCTTGCTGAGTAAACATAGCCAACTGATCGTCTGTAAACGTCTGCTCACAGATGTCTTGTATATTGGTCTTAAGTTCGGTGTAGTTCACCTAACACTCCCTACGCCATAGGCCCACGGGCAATAATGCCTTTTGTAGCCGCACCTACACCACGTATCTTAATACCTGTAGTCTTAACTGGGCCAGAAGACTGCTCTGGTGAGTTAACTTTTGTACCAGGGTTGTACTCTTTAATACCACCCACTTTTTTAACTTTAATCTTATCCATAACCTTACCTCATCATGTTGGTGTATTTGCTTGCCCACCCATACCGCTGTGAGCAGTGCAATAATAGTGTAACGTAGGTGCTCCTGCTGCTACTACTATTTGTGTATAAGCCCCTGGGTTACCCGGTACTCCACTCGTTGTAACTCCTGTGGTGTACTCTACTCCCCCACCCCACGTTCCATTTGGAGTTGTTGAAAACCTCAACGGGTGTGGGCCGTTTGTACCATCTGACTGATCAAATTTGTAAGTATTCCCCTCAAACAAAGTTAGTGTAGGGCTTACCACTCCATCTACATAGAATTTGTTACCTGCCCCGTATCCGTTAGTCCCTGGTGCTACTGTAATTGTAAATGTTGTTGTTAACACTATTGTTACTTGCCCCACTTGACCAAAGGCAAAGAGGGGGTCTACCGGTTGTATCCGCGCTCGACTTTCAGGGTATCCTGTAAAATCGGGTCTTGGGTCACGTAATGCCTGTGGGTCACTAACAGGAAACGTACCTAACATTAACTGCGGCTGGTCAGGGTTCCAACATTCAGGGCAAGCTTTAATCCCTGTAACCACCGCCTTTATTACTAACGGCTTTAACTGCCGTAATCTATACTGAAACCCACATACGTCACATTCTGCTAACGCATTTTGCCCCGACGCAAATCTTTCACTCATGGCTATCTAGGCCCATACAAACGAGGAACAAGCATTTCAGAAGCTTTCTCTCTGTCTTCCCCCGCCGCAAGTGTGTACTGTTCATCGTACTGTGCTTTTAACATCTCTAAACGCGGTAACCCTTCGGGCAACTTAGTAGCTATGTAATACGCTAGTCCTGCTACCAAAGCGGGAAAAAACCTAAAAGGCATATCAGGGTTTTGTATCCCAGACCCTGCATCTTGTATACGCCTTAACCTCCAATACCTAATTATGTAATAAGGCTGTGGAACTGTGCCTAAGTTCGGTACAGGCCACACAGTAATAGTAGGGTTATCTCGTAACCTGTCTATCCAACACTGTATAGGTCTGCCTTGCGTAAGCTTGTTAGGGATAGAAGCATAGTTATCTACACTGATACGCGAAAGGTTAAGGTCTGTTTGAAGTGTGGCACTGCCTTGATTTGTACGAATAACTTGTTCAATCAAATCAATAGTATCCGCAGGGATGTCATACGTGGCTGTACCTTGGACAAGGTTTATAAAACCCTCCTCGATAGTCCACATATTGACCCCACGGTTAGCCCACTCAATCGTCAACAAGTTCATAGACCGTCTAGCTGTTTTTAAATCATACCCGGAATGCAACTCACGACCAGCACGTTCAAACGCTTCTTCCGCGATTTCCGTGAACTCCATGTTAAATGAGGCAGTGCCAGACGTAGCCATGTTTTAGCGCCCTCTTCTAGCTGGGCCTTTCTTTTTAGTCATACCACCACCGCGCATCTTTTTTGGCATAGTCATACCACCAACACGCATGTTTTTAGTAGCACGTTTTCTTACTGGGCCTTTCTTTTTAGCACCTTTCATCTTGTAATCTCCTATAGAATTTATTACGTAGTTTATACATTGGTTCTACATCATACGCTTTAAAATATTGCTCGTAATACCCCACAGCCCTTAGCTTTTCAGCCGCTTGCTCTAACTTAGAAAGCCGCTGTACAAAAACCAGTGCATATTCAATGTCTGTCTCTGGTTCAAAGTCTTCACTATCTAGCAGCTCTTGTTCATCATCGTCAGGGTGAAACCCCATAACCCATAAGTCTTTGTCTTTGTACCAATTTTCAGAAATACGCTTGTTAATTATGTCGTTATATTTATGGAATCTGTCTTCTCTTTTTATAAAATCAGTATCTACTATTATTACTAAGTCCTTGCTTTCATTCCAGTTTTCTAAAGTATTAGAAAGTAATCCATAAGATTTATCTTCCTTAAAAACCACTTCAACTTTGTTGTCTTCCCACGCTGCTTTTGCGTAAGGACACGCGGGTATGTCATTGAACTCAGAGTTGCGTGGTTCTAATACGTACTTAGACCAATCTCTAATTTCTGTAACTACCCCCGTTTTTTCTTGTTGGTTAATCATTTTTTCTTAGCCGCTTTCTTCTTACGCAAAGACTTTACTCTTCTTGGCTTACCTGCGGGTTGTCCCAGGCGTTTCTTCTGAGCCACACGAGATTTTTTCTCCGCTGCTGTCATTTCCTTTGACGTTTTGGGGGTTTTACTTGAAACCCGTTTAGTTGGCCTACAATACGGTGTTCCTCGTTTATCCCCTTTCTTACGTCCACAGGCTTTGCCTGTCTTTACGTCTTTCCAATCTTCTTTGAACCAACGTTTTAGCGCGGCTCCTTTTTCTGTTTTACGAACGGCCACTAGCTTTCTTCTTCCTGCACTTGGCTATAGCCCCTGACGCATAAGCAGAAGGAAAGACTTTGTACTGTTTCTTAACCTTCCGATAACAAGCATCTTTAACAGAACCACCTTTTTTGAGGGCGGTTACTTTTCTGGTATTGCGGGGCATTTTAGAAGCGTCCATCATTCCCATGCCCCTACACTTCATCATACCAACTACCTCACTTAGTTTTTTTCTTTGCTACCTTTTTAGCCGCAGGTTTCGTAGGCTCTGCTTTAGGTTTTGCTTTAGGGGCGGGTGTTTCGCCCGGATCAGGTCTGCCAAATAAGCCAACCATAGTATATCTCCTTACATATCAATTAGTTAAACTATACCACCGCGTGTAAATCCACGCTGCAAAATTGGGCCATCTCCGCGTCTAGTAGCCTTTTTACCTACCTTACCGCCTTTTGCCATCATAGTAGAAGCGCCAGAATACGCGCCCTTACCCATAGACTTTTCCATACCTTTACTTTCATTCCTACGAGAAGCCATGCTTTGGGACTTCTTACCGTTCCTAGCACCCATAGACTCGTCTAGTCGGTCATTGTATCCCTGCTTTTTAACTTTTCCCCCAGCAGCCATACCACCTAACTTGTTCTTTTCAAAGTCTTTTTCTCTGTTTATACGTCTTCGTTCAGCATCAGTATTCTTACCTGTTCTGTTACGAATCCTGTAGTCTTCATCATCTAAGTTACGGATAACTTTTTTATCATGTGCTCTACTAGCCATACCACCCTCCTGAAAAGTTTTACCTTTGTCTGCTTTAGCAAACTCTTTACCCACACTTTGTGGGACTCCTGCTTTCTTAGCAAACTTAGGACTGTTAGCTACTGCTGCCATAAACTTTGCTTGTTTCTTCGTTTTACTGGGCATTAACACTTCCACCGTTTTCTGGCTTGACGCAGCCTAGAATTAGGGTTCTTAGCTGCCTTTGGAAATTTTTTCATCTGACCAGCAGAACGGGCGCAGAACGACTTACGCCGCTTTGCAGCTTTACTGCCTTTTTTTACTGCACCGGTAACGGCTGTCTTGAGTTTAGAACCAGGGTTGTCCCTACGGTATTTAGCCACACCCTTCTTGGTCATACCTGCACCCGACTTAGTTGGACGCTTCTGACCACCTTTAATGGTGTGGCCTTGCATAGTCCCCTTTTTCTTAGACGCTGGCATACAACTTAGTTACCGTAACAATAAAAGAGTACGTATCCCCTCCTGTTGGGCTTACTGTAGTCGCTACAATATCACCTGTGTTACCTGCTGTTCCAAAAATTCCGGGGTTAGGAATACCAAAGTCAGTAAAGTCATACTGCTCTGTCCAATCCGCTGGAAGCGTAAAGATAGGAACATCGGTGGTAGCATCAAATGCCAAGGTAACAGCCACGCCTGTACTTGCATAAGTAACCGCTTGTACAGTAGCCCCTGTACAAGCTTGCCCAGTAACAGGATCGGCAGAAAGAGCAGACACATCAACTATTACAGAAGTAGCAACGTCAGTATTACCTACCGCTACATTGCCTCTAATAATAGCTGTGCGACCGCCATCCTGTATGATTTGCGTCGTTAATGTATCAGCCATAAGTTACTCCCTATAGTTTGTATTAAGCACTAAATGGAGTAGCACCAGCACCGCCGCCAGCGCCAAAACATACCGCTTCTACGTACCACGTATTCGCCGCAACAATAGTACACTTGATAATGCTGTCTATGTCACCGCCAGTAGTACCGCCGTTCCAAGTGAAGGTAGTATCATTTGGTGTAGCTAGAAACGTCTTAGTAAGTCCTGCTGAATCTACAGACATTGCGTATCCAGTAAACACATCAGCTCCAGAAGGCTTAATGACTAAGTTGTTAGCAAGGTCAAACGCGCTAATAACAATAATCTGAGCACCTAGTTGGTTCTGTTGGTCAGGGGCAGTTGGATCAGTGGCGGGAGTAGTGCTTGAAGGCACAGTATCCAGTATAGCGGGAAGTGTTAGCTGTCCTGCACCCCCTGCATTGTTTGAACCGTAGACATTAATAACCCCTGCATTGCCGGGAGTTATAGCCCCAGTGGGGTTACCCGCCGCATTTACTGTAGGAGTAGGGAAAATAGAAAGAGCTAACGTAGCGTTGTCAGCAGTGATTGTTTGTGCCGCTCCCGGCCCAGCGGAAACAAAACCGTTGAGTGACCGGACAGGCCCAGAAAAGGTAGTTCTAGCCATTATAAATTCCTCTCATGCGAGTTGGGGTATATCTGTCTGCATGAAGTCAGTCGGGCGCTGTCAGATATACGGGTTAGTCCCGATTAAAGAAAGTGTACCCCAATAAAAAACCCCGCACAAGGCGGGGTCAAAATCATTCATACATCTTATTATGATTTTAAGGAGGAGCTATGTAGCACCGGGCGAACCGTACACGCCAAGTGGGTCAGATACGCCGAAGCTGTATCGCTCACGAGCCTTGTAGCGGCTGTTACCTGTATCGAAGTCAGCATCCATAGATGTAGACATCGGTGTACGGACAAAGTGCTTAAGTCCATTTGGAACGTCGGTCATCAAGAACCATGCGTTGCCATCAGTCAGATAGTTATTAACTGTATAACCCTCTGGGACTGAGCCATTGTTACGCATTGCGTTGATGTCATTGTCAGCCGTGCTAACCCGAAGCTCAGAATCCATCAAGCGTGTAGCAACGAATTGCAACGCAGGAGGAATAACAAGCTTACGAGGTTTAGCAGCAATCAACAGACCACGCTCATCAGTCCAACCTGCTATTGAAATAATCGCTGCTTCCAAGGAAGTCTCGTTTAAATCAACGCCAGTAGCTGGAGTGTTTGCGTTAGTTCCACCCGAAACTAATGGATGTGCGGTCGAGAATAAAACCTGACCGTCTCCATAAGTAGGCCCACCAGCAAAACCACTGTTGAGTATGGTCGCACCTTTAACTTGCTTGGTGTAAGCCATTGCTCTAGCTAGTGCTTTCGTATAACGCGCTGAAAGCGAATCGTACAGGTTATCCTCAATAGCTTCTTCAGTTATTGAAAATCCCATAGCAATCGTTTCATTTACGTAACGAGCTGTGTAGGTTTCTTGGGCATTGTCATACTGAATAGCTGAACCTTCATTCTTAACAGGTGCAGCGCCAAAGCCTGACAATTTTACTTCTTCTTCAAAGGAACGGTCAGAAGTCTCTGTCTCAAAGATTTCTTTAGTTTCCTCACCGTATCGTGCGTACTCAAGGCCAAACAGGGCGTTTAGACCCGGTAATAGTTCCTTGAGGAGTTGCGCTCTTGAAATAGCCATCTGTCAATCTCCTTAAGCTGTACCGGTGCTGTTGGTGTATGAGTGCGATCCGGGGTTAAATTTAACCACCACATCAGTGAACGCATCACCTACTTCACTGCCTGGAGCATCGATAAAATCAATAACTCTAAAAGCAATGCCTGTAGTGGCTGCGGTAGTTGCGTCTAATGCTACATTAGAATTACCTGTAGCTGTACTTCCAGTGGTAGTAGATTGAACTGCCGCTAACGGTGCATTCATACCCAGTGTAGCTTGGGCCATTGCTCCATCAGCTTGTACTTGGAAGGCAACGTCTGGGTCATCAACGATGAATGCTAACGCATCAGCAGCTACAGTACCTGTAGGCCACATTTGACGGTTAACAAAACCTAGTGTTGCATCTGTATATGAACAGCCCATGAACACGCCAATTGTACCGACGGGAAATGGGTCTGCGTTTGAACCTATATCCGTACACAGTTCAATAGTACCAGCAGCATTAATTATGACAATTGAGCCATAAAAAATATTAGTACCATAACCGGACGCAATAGGAAGTTTGCGAGTGGCCCCTGCATAAGGGAGTCCGCTCACCTCGTTTATAGGCCGTAGCCCATAAGGGGTAGCTGTAGTAGCCATCTATATCTCCTAATTATCCTTTACCGAAAGTAACCTTAGAAGTCCGTTCATTGAACATAGGCATTCTAGGGTCAGACTCTCGCATTAAATTATTGTCTACAGAACGTATTTGCGCTTCATTAGTTTCTTTATAGTAAGCACTGCGTTCCTCAACAAGTTCTTTTGGAG